CGCTAAGGATACCGCGATTTGATGGCCGACCTAAAGTCTAAACCTCATCGCGACGCATCTCGCCGTAGCCGTTCGTCCCCGCGTCAAGGGGTCACCTTAGATAATTCCGCCAGCGGTTCTAAGGTTAAACGGTGTGGTGAGTGCACTCGTGTGCTCATTCACACTAAGGAAACGATCCACAATGGATTGCAGTTAATTCGGGTCAAATACGGCTTGCCGTATTGTGAGTTACCGGACTGCGATTCATCGTCGTTGTCTCGATTCCTGGCTTTTCTTCTCCTACAGGGTAAGGTGCGTGACCCTGTAGAGTTTCCTCGACGTCAAGTCAAGGACACAGATGGTCTCTGCCGGCTGCAGAGATTACGCCGTCACGAACGCTGGGAGCTTGCTCACAGCGTCGGTTCAATTAAACGCAACTTGCCCGCAAGTTGTCGACGGTGTACGCCCTCCGTGCGAAAGAGCTGGGAGGCTCAAGCACGTTCTCAACCTCCCCCCACCACTCCCGAGTACCTTGATCACGTTCGCCGTCAAGTTACGAGGATCTTCTCTTCTGGATGGGATAAGGAATACGAGTCCTTCGTAGGCTCGCATCTCCCTAATCCATCTGCGCGCATGCCCAAGCTCTCACGAGCCGATCACCTTTGGGCACGAAGAAGAGAAGAATTTGTCTCCGGCTGCCTAGATGAAGGGGTTTCGCCCACCCTCTTTACTGGCCGGTACAAGGAAGTTCCTACCCCGGGCAAGATGCGTCCAATGCTCATCTATGATGAGAATTGTGACCTTCTTGCGCCCCTTCACCGTCTCTTGTACTCTGTACTCGAGCGGCGTACGAACTGGCTCCTTGTAGGTCCTCCGACCGAACAAAGAGTGGCATCTACCTGTACCAACGAATACCAAACCTCCGTAGATTTGGTATCCGCCACGGATGGTCTCTCTCACGAAGTAAGTGAGACCATTCTCGACACTCTCTTCTTCACTTCTGTGAAGATACCTCGGAGCCTTCGCGCGTTGGCGAAGGCCTCTTTAAGTCCTTTGTTTAAGGATGCCGAGGGGGTGTGGAGACGTGTGCGGCACGGGCAGATGCAGGGGGCCTACCTCTCCTTTCCTCTTCTCTGTCTTCACTCGTTCTGTGCGGCCTCCTGGGCCGCTCGGGACTGTGAAGATGCACGGTTTCTCGTTAACGGGGATGACACTGTCATCTCTGCGGGACGAGAGATCATCGCCAGCGACTACCCTTCGGGGTACCGGTTAAACGATGGTAAGACGATCCGTGCAAAGGGAGTCGTTGAGGTCAACTCAACGGTCTTTCTGAAGAGAGGGGGTAGATGGCGCGAGGTGCGTCATCTACGGAGAGGTGGTGCACTTTCCTCCGATTATGCGGGCATGCGACACATGGCTTCGGCCGTGCTTGCCGCAGGGAATGCCTGGGTTGACGCCTTTGTGCGTTCCCGCATCGGAGCAAAGTGGGGGTTTCTCCCATCTCAGCTGGGTATGTATACCCATCCTTCTCACCTGAGAGAGAAGGGATTGATTCGAGGAAGGTATAGGCAATATACCGACCTACCGGAGCCTGTTGTAAAACAGGATGAATCAATGCTGAGGAGGCTCGCCGGCGAGCCTAGTCTGGCGGAGAGTGAAGCCTTGCGCGCTTTACTCTGGGAAACCGGACGTTTGGGAGGTTTGAAGAGAGACGTACCGACCATGTCGTTGTGGAAAGTACGTCGGAGTTACCGCTATTACTCGGCTCTGCCGAGGTCTTTCTGTACCTTCGTCGGGTACGGAAAGCGGAGGGAGCTAATCCTCCGGCGGGAAAACAAAGCTCGTTTCTACTTGGTCCCGGCCGAGTATGAAACGGAAGAAGAGAGACTGGGTCTCTACAGATTGGAGCTGTTCCGTCAGGAACTGCTCGCTGGCCTGTAGAGAGGGGTAACGATGTGGTTTTCCCATCGTTTCTGGTCCGAGGAAGCGGATCTCTTTTGTTCTACTGGAGTCGTAGGTAATGGCAACAGAGGCCTGCGGCACCCCTTAATAAGGGCTAAATGAAAGTAGGATACCTTGGATAAAGTCAGAGGGTGTGTAAAGAGACCACTGTAGTCCCTCGTGGATGACGGTATGTGGTGTCACCCTGCCAAGGCTTGAAAGAGTGAAACTGTCGAGGGGGTTGCAAAACCAGGTCCTCGGACAGTGGAGAGGTTAGTCGTACCGGCGACGGCCTTCGGCCTGCGAAAGCGATTCTTAGGGATCGTTACTAGCGGGCATTTAGCCCACTGAGCT